ATGTAAAATGGCAGAGTCAAGCACTGAAGAAGAAACAAATAGGAGAAGTACATTCTATCCCATATAAAGGTACTCCGAATAGCGTGTTTGATAATTTCAAAGATGGTGCCTTGCAGAGACGTAGATATTACGGAAATGATGGAAGACCAAGATTGGACATAGATATGACGGATCACGGAAATTCAAAAGAACATCCGATTGTACCACATTATCATAACTGGTATCTTGATGAAAAAGGTAACTTGAAACGTGAAGCAAAGCACGATAATCCACTTAAATTAGGACATGAAATTGCTAATAAAGATATTCTCGAGAAGAGGTGATTGAAATGATTGAGTATAAAGATTATGCAAAATTTGAGAACTTGTCTGAGCTGTCAGAGGCTATAGAGATAGGATTAGATATCGAGTTTATTCTTTATGGAGAAAGATATAATATTTCGTGGAGAGATGATGAGCCGTTTATATGCAGGTGTCCAGAAGGTGAGACTAATTTCTATACAGATGCCAAGGCAATGCTTGATAAACATAAAATAAATGATAGACAGTTAAAGGAATTATGGAATGATATGAAAGTATTATCCATGTAGCTACCACCAGTCGAAAGGCCGGTGGTATTTTTGTACGCATTTTTAGGAGGTGATCCACTTATCTCCCTTTGAGACGCAGGGTTATGCGTCTTATTTTTATGCCCTGTCATAAGGCTATAAACTGGACAATTACCCGGCCGGAGGTCTAACCGGCTATATCCCATACCGCTGAAAGAGCGGTCAATAAAATATTTCAGGAGGAATGTAACTATGAAAAATATTTATGAGATTTTGAAAGAGTATGGTATGGAAGTCCCGGCAGATAAAAAAGCGGATTTCGATAAGGCTTGGAAAGAAAATTATCGTACTAAAAGCGAGTATGATAATGCAGTTTCGCAGAGGGACAACTATAAGGCCTCTCTGGATGATGTGAATGCCAAGCTGAAGGAGTTTGAAGGTGTCGATGTAAAAGATCTGCAGGGGCAGATCACAAAGCTTCAGGGAGATCTGAAAGCGAAAGATGATGAGTATGCAGCGAAGGAAGCAGACCGTATGTTTATGGATTCCATCAAAGAAGCAGTCAAGACTGCAGGTGGAAGAAATGAAAAGGCTGTTATCGCGATGCTGGATATCGATGCTCTGAAAGAATCCAAAAATCAGTCCGATGATATCAAGAAGGCTCTGGAAGACGTGAAGAAGTCTGACGGATATCTGTTCGGAGCAAATGAACCAATTAACAATGCAGTAGGTGGAACCAACATTAATGGCGGAGCGGATCCGGGAGCAGATGATGTTTCAGCTATCCGCGCGGCTATGGGACTGCCGGAAAAGAAATAAGGAAAGAGGTAGAAAGATATGCCAAATGTAATTGCATTAAGAAAAACATATTCCACACTTCTGGATGAGGCATACAAGTTAGCATCATTAACAGCAGTGCTGGATGGACCGAATGATTTAGCTCAGGAGGGCGCAAATGCGAATGAAATCTTAATCCCGAAGATGTCTATGAGCGGATTAGCAGATTATGATAAGCAGACAGGCTATGCCTTAGGAGATGTAACGCTTGATTACGAAACAAAGAAGTGTGATTATGATCGAGGTCGTATGTTCACTGTAGATGCAATGGATAATATTGAATCTGCAGGTATCGCGTTTGGACGTCTGTCCGGCGAGTTCTTACGTACACAGGTAGTGCCGGAATTGGATACATGGAGACTTGCGAAGTATGCTGGATATGCATCAGGAAACAATGTTGTTACAGGAGCGATTGCTGATGGAAAAGCAGGTATTGCGGCAATTCGTGCGGGCAAGACTGCAATTAAGAATGCGGAGGCTAAAACAGAGACTTGCTACCTGTTTATTTCGACAACGCTGAAAGGAATGATTGATGACCTTGACACAACGGCATCAAAGAAGGCGATGGAAGATTGGGCAGGAGTAATTGAAGTACCGGCAAGCAGATTCTTTGACAAAATCACACTGACGAAAACTGGTGCAGGTGGATTTGCAACCACGGGAGGAAAAGCAATTGATTTCTTGATTGTGGACAAAAACGCAGCAATTCAGTATCAGAAACATACAGTTTCGAAGATTATCACTCCGGAGCAGAACCAGACAGCTGATGCATGGAAGTTCGGTTACAGAACAGTTGGTATTGCAGAAGCGAAGGACAATAAGAAAGTAGCAATCTATGTTCACAAAGCCGGAGAGTAAGGAGTGATGTCATGAATGTGACATACGAGTATTACAAGGAGTCTTTTGGTGGTTCTCTGATTCCGGAGAACCGCTGGATTTCCTTGGAATTAAAAATGAGTGCAAGACTTAACCAGTATACATTTGATCGAATGAAAGAAGACAACTGGCCGGAACAAGCCAAAACAGCACTTTGTGAAATGTGCGATTGTGCATATAAGTATGAGCGGCGTGAAGGAAAGATTTCGGAAAATAATGATGGCTATTCCGTGTCATATGATACGAGTAAGCCATTGAATGTGATGTTATATGAAATCGCAGAAGTGTATTTGATCAATGCAGGATTAATGAGTTTGGCGGTGGATGATGATGTTAACGAATGCAACGATAACTATCTATAACCATAGGTACGATTCACTCACCCGTTTCGATACCTGGCATAGAACCATTATTGAGAATGTGCATGTATATGTTGATCACAAAGCATCCGTTGGCGATTCCGGACTAAACAGTGCAGAAGTATATAAGATCCGTATTCCTACCGATGTAGAGAATGCGGATCAGTATCTTCCGCCGGAAGAATATGCGAAGCTGGAAGATCCGGAAGAACACTGGACCATTCAGACAGATGATCAGATTGTACTCGGCGAGTATGCTCAGGAGATTGAAAGGCCAGCTGATCTGAAAGACGTGCGGTTGAGACATTGCAAAGTGTTGTCCTGGTCAGATAACCGGTTCGGTGGGTTGCCACATTGGAGAATTGAAGGAGAGTAAATGGCACAGAAAAAAGAATTTCGAATTACAACCCCTCGCGGAAGTGTGTTTACTTCAGCTGATGCGAATGGAAGCGTAACGGCAAAAATAGAGTGGGCACCAGGATTTGCGCAGCGAAAGGCTGAGAGCTTTTCAAAAGCGCAACAGTTTGTTGATTCAGAATGCCTGAGGTATATGAATCCACTTACACCAAGACAAACAGGATTTCTGATTAAATCAGGAACACTTGGAACAGTGATCGGATCCGGAAGTATCGAATATTTAGCGCCTTATGCCCGCCGGCAGTAT